CTTGCAAAGTTAACATTTATTTCTGTATCTTTTCTTTGAGCCTTAATGACGTATTTCTGGTTTGCCATAATAGCAAGACCTGAACTAACTGTTGCATCAAACTTGGTTCTATTGCTAATATCATAGTTAGCCCAATCCAATAATGTCCTATTGAAGTACATATTACCAGTACCTTCGTCACTAAACCCTACATTGTTTTCAATATAACTTTCTATTGATTCAGCATGAATTGATATCACCGCTGGAGATGATGGTATACCACCTAGCTCTCTTTCGGCTTTAGATAGATCATTTCTGTGTTTATCTGGTCTATTTATGCTCCATTTTCTATACCCTCTGTTTTTTAAATGATATAAAAGTCTTGGTTTGTTGTTCTCAGCTAATACTGGCATTCCGTAAAACACCATAGCCATAAGAACATCTTCATAAAATAGCTCTGCTGTCTGTGGTCTGTATACATATTCTAAAAAGAACATATTACTTGGACCATCTAAATTAACCCTAGTGAACCCATGAAGGGCTCCATTAGATCCTCCACCTCCTACAGTACCAGATATGTCATAAGAGTCACATCCAAAGGAACCTATGTGTTCATTGCCAGGATACTTGAATCCATTCTTATTTACAACTCTATTCCTAAGCTCTCGTGGCGGTATCCAACTAACATAAAACCTTCCATGCTTCTCTGGTGTCCATATAACCTCTGTATCCTTAACACCATTCTTCCAGGAAAAACCTCCCCTTTGAACAACACGTTGCCTTTGCAAGTTATCATTAAAGTCTATCTGCTCATATATCCTTGTCAAGCTAAACAAACTATTTTTAGCCTCATCCCTAAAAGCATGACCCTCTGTTCTAGGAAACTGTCTATAGAACTCATTTAGTGCGTCAGAATCGTTTCTAAGGCTCTCTACTTCATTTTCCCAGTAATCTAGTACTCCTCCATCTATAACGTCTCCATAGTGGTCTAAAATGGCTTTATTTGGTTTTCTAAAAACTGGTTGTCCGTACTGATCTAGAAACCCTTCGAAGTTCCATTCCATGGGAATAAATAAAGAATACATTCCACTCTTAGTCTGTCCGTTTGCGTTTCTTTGCGTCACATCAGAGTCTCTGTAAAGTCTTTTGAAGTTTCCTCCTCCTTTGTCTTGAGAGTTTGAGGTAGACCCCATTAGGCACTTGCCTATGATTCTTCTACCTAATCTAAGTGTAGTTTTAGTGACACGCCAGTTGTTAAGGATATTATCTGGACGTTCCCACTTTCCAGATTCATCGTGTACGAGCAACCGTAGCTTTTCACCATCGTAGGAGTTATCCCCAGTGTTCTTCCAGTCAATCGTTGTGTCGAGTCCTGTAAGATCGTCATCCTTTTCTGTGTCTGCAATAGACCTTCTTGTAAGCTTTGATGCTGGCACTCTGTATGCGAGCTCTGTCTTTGGTCTATCCATACCGTCTTGGATTGGCTTAAAGAAGAAGGGATAGTTTGTTGAAATAGGCACGACTTTGTCTGTGAACATTTTTTTTGCGTCCGCACCACTCTTGGATAAAATACCGAACCTAGCATCGGAGGTGACTGTAGCTTGGTTAACTGTCTCTGCTGATGACATGAAGCTGAATCCTGAACGCCTGTTCTTAAGGTAGCACATTCCATAGCACCTGTTGTCTGCTTTGCAAGCTTCCCAAAAAATGAAGAATATTCTATTTGACTCCCTGTACTCTGGGTGCCCAACATCGATCTTTGTCCATTGGAGGTACATGTAGTGAGCCCCAGTAATATAAGTAGGAACACCATTATTTTTAAACCAAAAACCACTCTCCCTTCTATCGAACTCATCTTCAATGTAATCGACCCATGACTCTTTGAATGCACTCTGGTACTCATTCCACTGGAAAATGGTCTTAATCCTTGATAGTTCTTTTGGGTATTCAAATGGCTCCCAGTGTTGTTCCGTATCCTTCTCACTTCTAGAATAAATCTTTTTCGGCTGCAAAGGTAATGCTATTTTTAAGTTCTGTATCTCAACAACTTCACCAATCTGTCCAGACTTAGAGATAACAATAACATCATGATCCTTATTATAACCATAGTCCCAAGCTTTCTTTTTATTTAGCTTCTCTCTAGTCTTATCGTTGATGTGAGAGACAACCTTACATAAATTAAGATTTTCGTCCTCTGGACTCTGCAAAGCTTTGGAATCCTTTATCTTTTCCTTTGCCGTCTTTAGTCTGATCTTCGCCATTTAATTTATCTCTTTCGTTTTCTATTCTCTGTAGAATAGCAAATGCATCCTCTATAGCTAGTCTTTTTGTTGCTGCCGCATTCTTTAATCTATCAGCTGCTAAGTCATCATCCTTATGCCCTGTGATTATTTTTTCTTCGGCAACCTTTATAAGTTCATCTACAGCTCTTTCTCCTGCCGATATAACCCTTAATATTGTATCCTTAGTATCACTCATCGGTGTATGTATAAGTGAAACAATAATTCTCCCATGTTATGGTGCTTACCCAATACTCTTCCATTTAATTAAATTTAATGCAAATGTCATTATGATTCATCCTATAAACCTTTTGATCGTCTATTGTAAACTCATACTCTGAGTTTTTAGTGAACCCTATCTTTTCCCCTTGCTTGAATACAGAGCTATGTTTTACAAGTCCCACATGCTCCTCTTCTTTCTTGTCCGATCTGTAAATCTCACTATCTTGAGTATGATCGATAGGAGAAATGAAACAATAATCTTTTGTAGTTTTCCACCCCTTGTCATCCTTGTACATATATATTCTTTGAGGATTGACTAAGTATTCGCCATCCCTAAAGAACTCGTTGCTTTTTCTTTTCTTGCCTTTGGCATCTAGATATGTTCTAAACACATTGTGATGAACAACTACTATACTACCAACTGGTATCTCTCCGCCCTTTGGTGTCGCACACACAATTCCCATTCTGTTCACATAACTGGCATCCTCTATTGACGTGTTTATCGTGAACTCTTGGTTTGCTATTGTTTTTGTGTTGTTGTATTCCTTTCCTAGTGGCTTTACCAGATAACCCCATCTTGGTATCATATTAAATTTATATTGTATTCAACTACTACTGGAATGTCTTTAAACTCTTTCCATTTAACAGACTCTTCATTTTTCTTGACCCAAACACTGAATCCTTCCTGCTCTTGAGCTATATCACTTATTGTGTATGATCCTCCTAGAACCTCTTGATTAACTATGTAGTGCATGGCATTCTTATAGTCAGCGCCAACTGAAATCTTTCTAATGTAATTCATTATATTTTATCTTCCTCACTAAAGGTAGTGATTTTAATTATTTTTCCCATATCATAGTGTATGGTTTGATGTATAAATCCATCTGGTTTGTAGACAACAAACATACCGTGATTAATTAACTTGTCACCCACAACAACTACGTTTCCTTCAACTATAGGTTTTTCGTTAGAGTAAAGAATCATCTTAAGCTCTTTTGTTGGAGACTTAACTATATGTTGTTCATTTTGCTGAGACAACCCTATGTTGAAAAAAAGGATTGATAGGGCTAAGGTTAAATTTGATGTAATTTTATTCATTTTATTTAATTATTGTTTATCCAATCGTCACATCACTACGGTATAATCTTTCATTTCTTGCGTGGAACAAATAACCATTAGCCGAATCATAACCGCTTGATGCGCTAAAATAATTATTGCCAGTCACTGTTATTGAAGGTTCAAGTGACCCAAGTTGTATATCATAAGGGGTTAATGTTGCATTTGAACCCGAAAAACTAACACGAAACAATTGATTTTCTGCATAAAAAAGATAATTTGGTTCGCCACCACTATTGAAACTTGATTGAGTAGCACCGCTTAAATCTTTAACATATACTGTATTATTTGAGTGTCGTCCGTGAAAAAAATAATTTCTGTCCGTATCGTATGCAAGCCCTGCAAAATAAAAATTACTTACAATAGAAAACTTACTTTGGAAAACGCCTGAATTATTATATTTTCTTAATTCAGCATTTGAATTAATATTATCTTTTTCATCGCCAACATAGATATTTCCATTATTGTCAACAAAAATTCCATCAGGTGCGCCACCAAGATAAGGAACTCCACCCCCTGCCTCAGAATGAATTATATAACTTGAAATTAACCCACCACTTGTATTTCTTTTTCTTATATATGTAGATAATAAATTGCTAGTGTCGTATTGTGATTCAACAGAATAAACCGTTCCATTATAAAATGCCATCCCTCTGCAGTATCCATTATATGTACCAGGCTTAGGTACGGTTGCAATCTGAGTCGAATTTGAAACACTTAATACCCTGTCCCCGATTGCTTCACCATCCGCTTGGCTTATAAGTCTTTTGTTAAAACCCATTTTTTAAAAATTATAATCAATTACACTTGCCTTTGTTGTTTTGGCATTTATTGCGGTTTCGTGTGTCGCACATTCACTTCTTAAAGTTGCCCTTGCATCAATAACGTCTTGCGGTGCTGCAATACCTTCTTGTACGCGAATTATGTGCCAATCAGTTTCTGCAAGTTTTGTATTGTAAAAATATTTTAATTCAGCAATTTTTTGTTCTTTTAATTCCGCAACCGTTTCTGAATATGTTATTGATTCAACTGGGTGTGTGAATACTTCGTTGTCAGCATCAAAATAAATTTCACCATATTCTTCCGATAATTTTTTATCAGGATATACAATATCGTAAAATCCAAGACCTTTCAATTCTTCGTCCGACATATAATTTACCCCAAGGATATTACCCCAAGTTTTTGGAACTGAAGAATATGTTTTTATTGTACCGTTTAAGTTTATTCCTTTCATTTTATATTATTTTTAAGATGGGTCGGTGTCGCTTGTATATGTTGCAACCGAATAAATCAATATTGCATCTGAATCGTTATCATCAACACACACCACTTGAATATGGTTTGAAGATGCACCGTCATAAACACCACTTCCCGCTTGGTTGATTGCTGAAGTTGTAAAGTCATCTGATATTGTAATGGTTTGCGATCCCGTTACAAGGATATCAATCACTTGTCCCTTCTTTATGCTTTCAATGTTTAATGTCGTTGCACCCGTAAGTGCAGATGTTAATTTAAAAATACCATAAGAAGATGAGTCTAAGTTGATTGTTCCACTTGTTGCAGTAATATCTTGTTTAGCGGTGAAACGTGCTTCAAGTTTATCGTGTGTTACGGCATCATTAGCAATTTTATTAGTTGTTACGTTTAAGTCTGCTATATGAGCAGTATCAATACTTCCATCTACATAGTTATCTGAATCAACAGAGTTGTCTGCTAATACTGCTGATGTTACTTTAGTTATAGGCATGATGTTTTATTTAAAGTTTTATAATCGTCAAAATATATCATATTCGTTTTGTTAAAATATTCATTTCTTAAAAATCTCCCTAAGTGACGGGAACTATAATCCGTGTCTATAGAAGCTTCTTTTGTGTTTTTATATATTTTCATGGTTTTTATATCAATTACTTTTTTAGATTTTGATACGCTTATTTTTTCTTTTATTTCATCTGTTTTTTTTATTCCATACATATAGGACTTTTTTCCTTCCAATTTTTTACTTATTTTTTTTCTATGCTCTTTGGATAATTTTTCAACACCTCCAATATGCATGCTATCACCGCCTTTAGAAAAATTGCATAAATAACCTGTCCCATTATGTTTTCTACCATATAAAGCTATAAATTCTGCTTCTTTTTTCTTTGCAAACTCTATATCAACATCTTCAAATAATATATCTACTTCATAATCTGTTTTTTTCACAATTGCATTCCAATAATTGCTTCTACCATTTTTACTAAACGGTCTTTTATTGTTTTTGCTGATACCTATATAAAATGGCATATTTTTATCTAATCTTATATGTCTATAAACACATGCCATAATTATTTATTTATTCTGTTATTGATAATGCTAATGCTATTGCGTTAAATCCGTATAACTTCAAGTCGTTCATTTTAAAAATTTGGGGTGAATTTTTCTACATAAGTAAACGCATTAATCCAAGCGAAGCCAAGCGTTGAATCATAATCAGATGTATCTCTAAACTTATAAGTTGATGGCATATTCCAAGACGAAACGTTAGTTGCACCAGCAATGTCACGAACATAAACTTGTGTACCGCTTGTTGCCCTGTGTAGAGTACCACTTGCGTGCATAAGTCCTTTGTCAGATAAAGTACCAATCGAAAAAGTCCCTTGCCCAACACCAGACGTGTTATAAGTGTAAATTGTGTTAGTGCTTTCCCTTGTAAGATAAAAAATGTCATTATCATCGCCAGCAAGTAAATTTGCATAATATCCAGTTACACCAAACTCGTAATTTTGATAAACACCACCTGAATTGTATTTTTTCAATGTTGATGGATTTGTACGCGCTATCGTCCAAAATGAACCATCACTCGTAATTGCTAAACCAGTTCCATAACCATTATTACTAAGAGAAGGACTTGATGAAATGTATGCACCAGTTGTTGCGTTTCTTTTTACAAAATAATAAGAATTATTTGTTGTATCACGTTCAATAGTATATAAATAACCGTCAGTTGGGTGAAAACAAACCCCGTAAATAAAATTATAATATGGATTGAACGTCGTTGAAGTTGAACTAAAAGACGAAATCAAAGAAACTGGCGGTGTGCCAACTTGGGCTATTCCACCTACACTAAAGAATTTTTTATTATTCATTTAATTGATTTTTAAAATTCATACGATTGCACATTTGCCTTTGTTGTAAGTGCGTTGATTGCTGCTTCGTGTGTGTCGCATTCCGTTCTTAATGTTGAACGCGCATCAAGGATTTCTTGTGGTGCTGCGACTCCTTCTTGAGTGCGAATTATATACCAATCAGTTTCAACAAGTTTGTCGCGATAAGTTTGTTTTAAACTTGCAATTTTTGCTTCTTTTAATTCAGCTAATGTTTCTGACCAAGTTAAATTTTCAATTGGATAAGTGTAAACATTATTTTCTGAATCGAATTCAATGTCGCCAAGTGTTTGGGTGCTTGAATTATATTCGGGAATTACGACATCATAAAACCCATAAAATTGCAAGTCTGAATCTGACAATAAATCAAACCCACCTATTACCGTTCCCCAAGTTTTAGGAATTCTTGAATATGTTTTAATTGAACCGTTTATTTGTACTGCTTTCATCTTTTAGTTTTTAAGGTGTTGTGTCGGCTGCGTAAGCTGCGATTGCATAAGTCAAAATTGCGTCTGAATCATTGTCGTCAACACAAAGGACTTGAATAATATTTGTTGCTGCGGTGTCAAGTTCAGTTGCACCCACTCGATTGATTGCTGAAGTTGTAAAATCGTCAGACAACGTAATCACCGCGCTTGATAAAGTACCGCTTAAAAGAACATCAATTGCTTGACCCTTCTTCATATTTTGAATATTCAAGGTAACCGTTGTAAGTGTACCGCTTAATTCAAATATTGAATAAGAAGAAGCATCTAAGTTGATTGTTCCACTTGTTGTGGCGATGTCTTGTTTTGACGTAAATTTTGTTTTGTCTGCATATAATTCTGTAAAATTATCATTTGTTTTATCAAATGCAGATCTTACTGTTTCTCCCGTGCCGTCATTTGCGGTTGTTCCAATGTTAATTGATTGTTGTGCCATTTTAATATGTTGTTTCGCTTATTTTATTTGATGAATCTGCAGTTATTAATGTTACGTCTGCTGTAAATGGATAGTCTGGTCCTACATTATACCATCCGATACCATTCCATAATTCTAATTTTTTTGTATCTGTATTATACCTTGTTAAGCCTTCTGTGGGCGATGATGGCCTTTGTGCAGTTGTACCTGTTGCAATACCAATTTCAGCCGCACTAATTGGCCCTATTGTAATAACCTCAATGCTATAACCGCTTAGAGGCACCGTAGTAAATGTTAATGTTGTTCCACTTATAGAATATGTATCCTTCTCTTGATACACACCCTGTATAAATACAAAAGAGTTTTCGATTGTAACTCCTTGTGTTAAAGTGAAATCTGTTTGCGCCCCTGTCCCAGTAAACTGGTTACTATTTAGTGTTGAATAAGTAGCAGGCGTAAAATGTACGACCTCTATCGCACTACCACTTGGAGGTGCGGTGGAAAAAGTGATAGTTGTTCCAGAAGTCGTATAATTGTCTTTAGACTGATAAACTCCGTCTATGTATACTTGTGTAACGTTTTCATCAGAAACGTCCTTAGAAGCGTCAAAAGTAACATCTGAGTTATTTCCAGTAAATGTATCTGTATATACTTTTGATAATACAGATATGAAGTGTACAACCTCTACTTCTGCTCCAGCAGGAACTCCTGTTGAAAATGTTATTACAGCTCCGCTTGTAGTATAATTACTTTTAGCTTGATATACCCCATCAATATACACTTGTGTATTACTTGACGCTGTTATATCAGATGA